GCAGCATCTGGCGTGCCGAATGTCTGTGCCGAATGTCTGTGCCTATGCCGAATGTCTATGCCGAATCAAAATGTCTATGCCGAATGTCTGTGCCGAATGTCGTATTATTAAAGGTAAAAAATGACACCAACGCAACGCAGTCTTGCAGCTTTACGGGAACTCGGTTACCTGGTCGAGGTCGTGGAAAAGTGGAATTCTTTTACCCGAACCCGTAAGGATTTATGGGGATGGGCCGACTTGCTGGCAATCCGTCGCGGCGAGGTGCTGGCTGTGCAGGTTACCGCCCAGGCCGTTGCTAACCGGGTTGCCAAGGTAGCGGCATCTGAAACGGTCGAGCGGGTGCGGGAAGCTGGCATTCGGATTGAGGTTCACGGCTGGCGTAAAAATGCAAAAAACAGGTATGTGCAGCGGGTTGTTGATTTGTCGTAATAAGTGGACTAAGATAATATTGCGCTAACTCCTCCGTGTAGCGTACCCCGCTTAATGGCGATCAGGATGGGCGGGCATCCTTCCAGTGGTCGCCATGCTTTTACAAGGCAATTATGGCTGCTGACGTTGCTGATTTCGTTTTGGTGCTGCTGCACAGCGGCACGAATGCACATCTTTTGCATTTAAAAACAGATAGCTACAGCAAGCACAGAGCGTTGCAAAAGTATTACGAATCTATCATCGATCTCGTAGACGATTACGCCGAAAACTATCAAGGGCGTTACGATCAAATCACTGAATTTTCCTCAGATTATCATCTGCCGATTGACGAGCCAGTTGCCTACCTTTCCGGTTTAAAAGATTTTGTCGAAGAATCGCGCCAGCATTTGCCGCAAGACAGCGAACTGGTGCAGCTTGTTGATAATATTGCAGAACTCATAAATTCTACGTTGTACAAACTGCGTTTTCTTAACTAAGGAACGATTATGGCTTATGGAAATAATGCAAAAACTCCGGCAGGCGTGGTTTCGTCAGATAAAAGTGGTATGAAAAGCGAACCGATGCGTCAGGGCGTAGCGCAAGGTATGCAAGACAAAAGTAAACAATTCAACACAGGCAAAAATGAGGCCGTGTGTTATTCGCACGATCGTAAATCTTACCAGTAAAAAACGAAAGCCCGACATTTCTAAGATGCCGAGCTTTCTGACCATCACAATTGGGGATAATTGAAATGGCTGAATCTGACACTATCGAAAATTGCAGTTTTTGTCGATTTTTTAGAAATCATCAAATAATGGGAAACTGCCGACGGTTTCCACGAATGCAGAACAAGCACGAAACAGATTGGTGCGGCGAATTTGTCCGGCATGCTAAATCGGAACCGATACATACCAGCGTGCCGGTACATATCACATTGATGCCGGCGCCACAGCGTAAACGTGGCAGACCGGCAAAGGTGGCAGCATGATTAGGCCGATGGGTAACAAGGTTGTGATTAAGCCACTGGTGCGGCAGTTGTCGAGCGTGCTGATAGTCAACAACAAAGAACCTTTTAACGAAGGTACCGTGGTGGCGGTAGGACCAAAGGCAAACGAAGTCGCAGTGGGAGATTTTATTAAGTACGGAAACGGTGATTATCTGAAGTGGCCGACGCATAATATCGACGGTCAGGATTATCAGATTATCCGATCTATGGATATTTGTGCAGTCGTAAACAACTAAAGGAAAATCATGTCAAATTCTCAAGCAATAGGCGTTGCGTACCAAGATCAAGACATCGTTGGTTCAAATCTGTTGTATGTGAATTCAACCAGCGGTCAGATTGGGTATAACACCGGCAGCTCGACCGCGGTGCCGACTGCGGTGACGCAAGCCACCAGTAAATCGACCGGGGTGACTGCAAACACGCCTTGCGGGACGATCACGATGAACAACGCAGCTCTCGCAGCCGGGGTTGAGGTTGCATTTGTCGTAACGAATTCCACAGTTTCAGCATACGATGTGCCGGTGCTGGCTATCAAATCCGGTTCTGCTACGGCAGGCACTTATCTGTTGTCGGTTGCTGCTGTTGCTGCCGGATCATTCACGGTCGTGGTAACTAATGCTAGTGCAGGATCATTGTCGGAAGCACTTGTGATTTCATTTGCGTTGATTCACGTAGCGCAGCAATAAATGGTTACGGTTGACTCGCTTAAAGCGAAAATCACTGCGCTTGAGGCTGAATTGCAAAAGGCAAACGTCTTTGTGATTCAAGCCCAAGCGACGATTGGCGCTTATCAATTGCTCATCATTGAATTGGAGGCACCTGATGCCGCTGAAGAAATCAACCAGCCCGAAAGCGTTTGAAAAGAATGTCAAAGCTGAAGTTGCGGCTGGCAAACCTGTAAAGCAGGCCGTTGCCATTGCTTATTCTGTAAAACGAGCGACAAAGAAATGACCGCCGCCTGGACAAAGAAAGCCGGTAAGAATCCCGCTGGCGGCTTGAACGCAAAAGGCCGCGCAAGTTATCACGCCGAGACAGGTGGCACTTTAAAGCCGCCGGTCAAAGCTGGTGATAATCCTCGGCGTTCTTCGTTTTTGGCTCGTATGGGTAACATGCCGGGGCCGGAGCACAAACCTGACGGTAAACCAACGCGTTTGCTGCTTAGTTTGCAGGCATGGGGTGCCAGCTCAAAGGCTGATGCTAAGGCAAAGGCTGCGGCAATTTCAAAGCGGAACAAGAAATGATGTTTCACGTGGAACAATGCCGTTTTATTGACATAAATTTTAACTTTACAGAAAATTTATAAGTTTTTGATTTAATTGAATAAATACAAAAAACTTTGACTTAATAAAAGAAAATGAAACCGCACCGACCAACCGAAGATTTTCGCAAGCAGGTGCAGGAAGCATCTGGACTTGGTTTGCCTCAAGATCAAATTTGCGCGTTGGTTGGAATTAGCGACGTTACTCTGAGAAAGCACTACGAATCAGAGTTGGGCATGGGAAAGGCTAAAGCCTCGGCAGCGGTGGCAAAAACCCTGTTCAACAAGGCTACTGTTGGTCAAGACACCACAGCGATGATCTGGTGGACTAAAGCCCAGATGCGGTGGTCGGAGACTGTGCGGCAGGAGCTGACCGGCAAGGATGGAGAACCGTTAGCAGGCATACAGGTATCGTTCGTCAAAACGAATGAAACCTAAACTTGCAAAGGCAGAATTCCCTGAAAAGCTGGAATTCTTGTTTAAGCCATCGCGCTACAAAGTCGCTTACGGTGGCCGCGGCGGTGCTAAGAGTTGGGGCATTGCCAGGGCGTTACTGATCCTCGGCGCCCGATCACCGATGCGGATCCTGTGTGCGCGGGAATACCAGACCAGCATCAAGGATTCGGTGCATAAACTCCTGTGCGATCAGATCGAGGCGCTTGGATTGTTGTCGTTCTACGAGATCACACAGGCCAGCATACGCGGCAAAAACGGCACCGAGTTTGCCTTTGCTGGTCTGAAAAACAACATCAGCAACATCAAGTCGTTTGAAGGTGTCGATATTGTATGGGTGGAAGAAGCGCAAACAGTGAGCAGAATGAGCTGGAACGTGCTGATACCGACGATCCGCAAAGACGGATCAGAGATATGGGTTAGTTTCAATCCTGAGTTAGAAACCGACGAGACTTACCAGCGGTTTGTGTTGCACCAGCCAGCCGACTGCCAAACCGTAAAAGTGAACTGGTCAGACAATCCGTGGTTTCCCGAAGTGTTGAGAATAGAGAAAGATGCACTCAAAGACCGCGACATGGGTGCCTACAACACCGTGTGGGAAGGCATTTGCAGACAGACGGTTGATGGTGCCATCTTTGCGAACGAAATGCAGATGGCCGAGCTGGAAGGCAGAATCTGCCGGGTGGCTTATGATCCAAGCAAGCCAGTCCATGCAATCTTTGACTTGGGCTGGTCTGACGCTACAGCTATATGGTTCCTGCAATTCATCGGCATGGAAACTCGGTTGATTCGGTATATTGAGGACAACCAGAAAACCATTAGTCACTACCTGTCGCAGATGCAGACCTTTGGTTATATGTACGACACGCTGTGGTTACCGCACGACGCTGAAAACAAGACGCTGGCGGCAAACGGTAAGTCAATCGAGGAAATTGTGCGCGGGGCTGGTTACAAGGTGAAGATTATCCCGCGAACGCCGATACCGGACAGCATCAACGCAGCCAGGACAATCTTCCCGAACTGCTGGTTTGACCGCGAGAACGCCGCAGATGGCATTTCGTGCTTGCGTCATTATCGGTATGATGTTGATGAAGATGGCCGGTTCAGCAAGATGCCGCTGCACGACGGATACAGCCACGGCGCAGACGCTTATAGGTATATCGGGCTGATGGTCAACGAACCACGACGAGCACCCAAGCGGCAAACAGAAATGCAAATGGGCAGTTGGATGAACTAAAAAAGGTAAAACATGGCCTATCAAGACGATTACGATAAACGAATCACCGAAGCGATTGAATTCCTGCGCTTGTGCTCGACCGCGGATAGCACGAACCGCAGCGAAGCGTTGGAGGACTTGAAGTTCGCAGCGGGAGATCAATGGCCGGTAGAAACGCAGAACAGCCGCAATCTGGAATCCAGACCATGCCTGACGATCAACAAGCTTGATGCCTACATCCGTCAGGTGACGAACCAGCAACGCCAGCAGCGACCGCGAATCAAGGTGCATCCTACTAACACGCAAGCCGATGCGAAGGTTGCAGAGGTGCTTGAGGGCATCACACGGCACATTGAGATCAACAGCAACGCCGACACTGCTTACGACACTGCATTTGACTACGCGGTGCGTATGGGTTGGGGCTACTGGCGCATCGTGACGGACTTTGTGCGCGAGGATTCATTCGACCAAGAGATTTACATTCGGCAGATTGACAACCCGTTTACCGTCTATTTCGATCCAAACAGCACGCAGCCTGATGGCAGCGACGCAGAGCGGTGCTTGATTACCACGATGATTCCGAAAGCTGTATTCAATAAGCAATATCCCAATGCGGACGATGGCGGGCAGTTTAAAGCGACCGCTACCGGCGACAGTTGGGCAGAATGGGTGAGCAAAGAGGACATCAGGATCGCAGAGTATTTCTACACTCAGCGCGTTAAAACCAAGCTGGTGATGCTGTCGGATGGGACTTCGGTATTCAAAGACGAATTGCCAAGCGCTGAAATGATGGCGATGGCGGGCATTACGATTGTGGATGAACGCGACAGCTTTAGAAAGCAGATAAAGTGGTGCAAGGTAACGGCGATGGAAGTGCTGGAAGAACGTGATTGGCCGGGAAAGTTTATCCCAGTTGTGCCGGTTTACGGCGCGCAGCTCATCGTCAACGACAAACGCAAGAAATACGGTCTGGTGCGGTTCGCCAAAGACCCGCAGCGGATGTACAACTACTGGCGCACCAGCATGACGGAATCGGTTGCTCTGGCACCAAAAGCCAAATGGCTGCTGGCCGAAGGACAAGACGAAGGGCACGAGAACGAATGGACAAGGGCGAATATATCTAGTAACCCCGTTTTACGTTACAAGCAGACAGACATTGATGGCAGAGTAGCTCCAGCGCCGACCCGATTGCAGCCTGAACCGCCGCCAACGGGAATTATGACCGCAGCCGCAGCCATCAGCGATGATTTGCAAACGGTGCTAGGAATTTTTGATCCAAGCAACATACCTGGCAATATCTCTGGCAAAGCATTGAACGGCCAGCAACAGCAGATTGATGTAAACAATTTCCACTTTTACGACAACCTGACTCGCTCAATTCGGCAAACAGGGCAAATCCTGCTCGATTTGGCGCCGCACATTTACAGCGAGCAGCGCGTGATGCGGATTATTGGCGCTGATGGACAACCTGACTTAGTGACGATCAACGAGCGCCAGCAGGATGAAATGGGCGTTGTAAAGGTGCTGAACGACGTTACGGTGGGCGAATACGATGTGGTGATGGATACAGGGCCAGGATACAACAGCAAGCGCATACAGGCTGTTGAAGCAATGATGCCGCTGCTGGCTGGCAAACCTGAACTGTTCAATATTGCCGGTGATTTGGTGTTTAGAAACATGGATTTCCCTGGTGCCGAGGTTATTGCCGACCGGCTGGCAGCAAACAACCCGCTGGCGCAGATCGACGACAAATCACCAATACCGCCGCAGATTCAGATGCAACTGGCGCAAAGCAAAAAGGCAATGCTAGATTTGCAACAAGAGAATGCCGCACTCAAGATGGACATTCAGCATGGCGCATCGGTCAAGGAAATGCAGGAAAAGGGCGCAAATCAGCGCAAACTGATGGATGTAACAGCAAGGGCGCACAACACCGAAACGATGGCCGAAGTGAAGGTAAACGACCAAAACACGCGGTCAATCACAAGCCAGAACAAGTCAGAAATCGAAGGCATTGTGCAGCTTTTGTTGCACAACATGGATACTCGCCGCCTGCAAGACGAAATCGAGCGTAGAAACGCCGAGCAACAACGGTCGGCACAGATTGCGGTTGAGGATATATCCGCAGGTGCCAGCCCATTTATTCAATAATTGACAGTATTTTTGTAAGGGTTTAAAAGTAGCCTACCAGTGGGTTCACTGGGCGTAGTTTCTTGGAGCGATTCCATGTCCGCGTCAGCAACAGTTTTAACAAGCGAGAATGCAGCCGAATTTTATGCACAGAAAATGGGTTTAGCTGCCCAAGACGATTCTACTGAGGCCGCCAACGCGGAGCCTGTCGAATCCGAAACGGGTAAGAATGAACTTGAGGCAGACGCCGATTCTGAGCCAAAAGAGGCCGCAGCAGAAGAACCGGAAAAGAAAGCAAATCCAAAGATCGAGAAGCGGATCGGCGAGGTTGTAAAGCAGCGCGAACAGGCGAAAGCCGAAGCACTTAAGGAACGCGCAGCACGCGAAAGCGCCGAAGCAAGGTTGCGGGAATATGAGCAAAAAGCAACGCCACAAAAGGCTGCCGATGCTGAACCGAAACCAGAGCAATTCACTGATGCGTTTGAGTATGCACGCGCACTGGCTGAATTCTCCGCTGAAAAAGCACTAAATGATCGTGATCGACAGGATGCAGAAAAGAAAGCCGCGATTGAACGTCAGCAAACTTTAAAACAGTGGTCTGACAAAATCACCGCGGTGAAGGCAGATTTACCGGATTTCGAGGATATTGTTTCATCAAGCAATGTCGCAGTTAGCGACCAAGTGCGGGATGCAATATTAGAAAGTGATGTAGGGCCGCAGGTGCTCTATTACTTAGCCGAAAATCCTGAATTTGCACAAAAACTTTCTGAAATGTCTACGATTACGGCATTGGTGAAAATTGGGAATTTGGAAGCGCGATTCGAGAAAAAGGAACCGGCGAAAGCTGCTGCAACGAAACAAAAAGCGCCAGCACCGATTAAGCCCATACAGGGCGGTGGAAGTGGGATGGATGTGCAGATTAACAGTGATGGAGTTTTTCACGGCACATTCCAATCATGGAAGCAGGCGAGGTTGGCAGGAAAAATCCGATAATTTTAGGAAACAATCATGGCTAATAATCTACTTACTATCAGTAAAATCACGAACGAAGCGCTGATGGTGCTTGAAAATGAACTCACCTTTACGGGTGAAGTTGATCGCAATTACGACGATCAATTTGCTGTTGTGGGCGGGAAGATCGGCGCAACGGTAAACGTTCGTCGTCCTGGCCGTTTCATCGGCACTACGGGACCGGCGCTAAACGTTGAAGATTTCAACGAAACGAGCGTACCCGTTACGCTGACTACGCAATTCCACGTTGATACCAGCTTTACGACGCAGGATTTGGCGCTGTCGTTGGACATGTTTTCTGACCGCGTACTGAAACCGGCTGTTGCCGCTATCGCTAACCGGATCGACCGC